GTCATTTTGATTTCCCCACTTACAAATCCTAAAACAGCTCCAACAGCGATACTTCCTAGGAATATACCGACTATTGTAATTGCTAATGCAAGTGTAGCTTCACGTTTTGTAAAACCCATAAATAATCATAAAACTGACCATTATATAAATTTATGTAGAAAGAGTTATATATTTAGTCATAAATGATTATATATGGACTTTTTAGTGTATGATAATATTCATACCTATGAAAAAATGCATCCATCCAGAAAACAATATCCCGAGACTGATTTAGAAATAAAACAGGTTGTTATTACTCCTTGGAACAGTTTTTGGATTCAAACAGATTTTGACAGGGAAGAGCATAATGTAAACATTAATCAGCCATATGTACATCTACATAAAGGCATTAAAAATACTAATTTAATGAAATTTGATGTAGAACCATATTATATAGAATTTCAAAGCATAGAATATGATCCCAAAAAAAGACAGGTTGTTATATGGAAACCAAATTCTTCACGTTGGAATCCATGGAGAAAACCATTAAAAATTAAGAATGTTAAGCATAAATATTATGGTTCTGTATTGCCAAAAAAGAATCAAAAAGCAGTAGAATTAAGGTATGATATATCAAGCAAACAGGTTCATATAATTTTAAATTATTATGGCGGTTACAGGGATCAAAAATATTCTGTAGAGGATTAAATTCCTACTTTTCTTATAACATCTTCACCAGATAAAATTTGTTTATAGTCTTTACCATATTTTTTTCTTACTCTTTTTGTATATGGATTTTGATTCTTACCCCCCGCCTTTCTATAATTAGCATGAAAAATAATTACCCTATTATGACATGATTCACATAATCCAGCGTTGATTTGCCAACATTCAAAAGGTCTAGTCCATTGACCACAAAAATCACATGTATCCTCGATTGACTTGTGTTTTACAATTGTATATATGGAATCAAATCCTCTCCTGTCAATACATTTTTTACATGCCATCCATAATGAGGATAATATATAGTCTTTCTTTAGGCATCCCCAACATACGCCTTCATTATGTTTGTCAATTCTTTTTTGCTCATCATTCTGAACAGATTTACGAAGTTTCATCTGCAAGGCATTCTCCTTAGCCTTACGAATTTCATATCCTTCCCGAGCTATGCGTGCATTACCACTTGAATCATCACTTACATATTCAGGTCTTTCAGGCATTTATTCGTCTACTAATGATAATTTTAATAATATTTAAAGCTTCATCTTTATCAATTCCCGACCTATTTGCTAGCTCTTTTGCCATTGTTGTAAGTGTTGAATTGTTTAATAGTCCTTTCTGTATTATATATTCCCCCATACTTTCTGTACTTGATTTTTGTAATCCACTTTTAGGAGCTCCCCCGCCCTTTCCACCAATATCTGAAGGTCTGTTTAATTTTGGCTCTCCACCAAAGTTACTTTGACTCTCCTTAGTACCCTTGCTTGTTTTTGATTTTTCAGGATTATCAGCATTATTTAAAGTATCTTTGTTTCCAAGCAATTTCTCTAGTTTTTCAGGATTAGGGAATTGTGAATATACAAAATCACCTTGACCATTTGTAGCAATATCAAATCCCATAGTATGCATCTTTACAGCATTATCTATTTGTTGTCCCTTAATTTGTTCTTCCCTAAGCAAATCTATTTCCTCAGAATCAATTAATACAATTTCCCAATCCTTGATTCCTAACAAATCACCTATTTTGCCAAAGAAAGCTTCATTTAGGAATTTTTGGAACCATTTGATAGTTCTATTGGTAATTGTAACCTGTAATGACTCATTTCCCAATCCAGCCTTTGTTTGTTCCCCGTAAAAAACTGGCTGAACACCATATATGGATGATATAATCTGTCTTAGTTCAGTCCTAAGATTAGACAATTCCAATTCCTTGAAATTGGGCGTAAGATCAATATGTTGTAATGCCTGACCTACATTGTCAGTATTAAGCAGAATAGGACGTGGCATATATGGATCTGCCCTAGCTCCCTGTCTTTGTCTGTCAAAAAATGACTGAACAGTTTCAAAGTTTCGTGAACCAATTGCAAGTAATGATTTTGGGGGACGATCCTTATCAAAATATTTCCATAGGTACTCATCCTGATGATATAATGACATTACTTTTTTCCATACTGCATTTAATGGAGAATTACCATATAACAGATCAGGCATTGATTTACCAGCTGTCCATATAAGTTCATGTTTGGCATAATATCTTCTTTTTGGCTCTGCTACTGGTAGACCAAATGGTACTGCGTTAGTCTCTGCAATAGCTGTAAACGCCTTACATCCACACTTATCACACACTGGTTGTTCCAATATATTTTCCCTGTGTGCATAGTTTGGACATATCCATCTTACCTTGTTATCAGAACCCAACCCGAGTTTTGCCTCATCATTGGCTATCATGGTAATTTGTACTGGATGAGTTCTAACAAATTCATCTATTGGTTGTTCAGTTATATTTTCATGAATATTTCCATTATCATCTACATATCCTACAACTGCTGTAGCACCTGTTAATTCATCTAAAACCTCATTGTTTTGTTTTCTTACAATATTATAATTTCTAGTAACCAGACAATACCCGCTATCTACAATATCCAAATCTCTTTCATATTGTCTGCCAACCTGTTTTAATGCCTGTTCGTTATTATTTACTGGATTATCTAATAATTTTTGAAGTATTATTCTTTCTTCTGGTTTAGGAGTTATAAATTGTTTTGAGTCTGCTTCAAATCCACATTCATCACATGCAAATTCAATTTTTTTAGAATTACTCCCAAGATTACTCATTGGTATATAATCCTTGGCTGGTTTATCCTTGAATAGTTTAAAACATTTTGGGCACTTGTATTTGAATTTAGACTGTACTTTCATGCCATTTCTAAACATTTCTCTTTGGATTGTTTCATATACTGCTCTGAGATCACCGATATTCTCAGCCATTTCATACATTCTATGAGGATGCAATCTCCATAATGGAACCTTGGAACCAGTAGGTGTATCTAAATATGGTAAAGGTAAAGATGCTCTTGCATTGGAATTAATATAATGATCAGGATTATCATCACGAAATTTTGGAGCTCCCTGATGAGTAGCTAATAGTGCTGAATTTTGTGTTTGTAAATTATTTAAGTCATTCTTATTCACAAGAGTTAAATTAGATACTGGATTTAATTTTTTGAAAAAACTCATATTTTTATAATTTTTTTCATTTTATTTAAGTATATCTATTGAAACTCATCTTCACAAGATGGACACTCATATAATCCTTTAGTATGACTAGTTTCTATCAGTTTTACTTTACAATCTGGGCAATTCATAAATATATAATTGATTAGGCGTTATATAAAGGTTTGCACATGGTATATAAAAGTTTCTATTTTTCTTCATCACCTAATTCCTGATTCTTTTTAGCCTCACGTTTTTCCTTAGCTATGCGTGATTTTTCTTCCTTTTCCAATTGTTCCAAGAACTCAGGATCAACAATACCATTTTTATGAAGTCCAAATGATACTTCTGTTTGTGCATATCTAGGACTATCTACCATTTTACCTACACGCTTTTTCCCCGATTTCTTGAAATATACCCTATGAGTTGACAAATGAGCCAATTTAGTACCACCTACTGCAAGAACAGGATCACCATAAAATACCGAAGGACTTATCATAACCTGATTGGTAAATATCATAGCTGTCTGATAATGATCTGCTGTCTTGCTTGCAAGTGTGAGAAAATCACCCATAATTCTTTGTCTTTCTGAAAGCATACCCCTACCACCATACTCAGATCTGAATAATCCAGTTGCACTATCAATAACAATTAATTTAACACTGTCTGGATTTTCCTGTAAATATTTTATAATTTCCTCAAATATTAACTGTTGATCTGAAGAATTATATGCCTTTGCATGGATTATATTCTCTAGACATTTTGTTCCATCCATTTCATTAGCTTCCGCAATATCCCTTATTCTTTGTGTAATGAATGTATTTTCAGAATCCATCCATATAACTTGTTTATCTGGAAATTTCTTTTGAGTCATTACTGCCATTGTATGACAGAATTGAGTCTTACCACAACCAAACTCACCATATATCTCTGTAGTTTCACCGATTTCAATTCCCCCGC